TGGAAGAAGTTTAATTCTAACATGGCTATATCTGTTGAATACGATTTAGAATATTAAAGTGACCGGAGTATTTGATTTCATAGTTAAACCTGTGGGGTCTAGGTATGAAAATAGTATTGATATTGATGGTAAAGAATTAATAGTAAATACTAAGATAGAAAGTTTTAAATCTGTAAATAACACCGCTATTGTTGTGTCAATACCATTAGCATATAAAACAGATATAAAAGTAGGTGATACCGTAATTATACATCATAATGTCTTTAGAAGATTTTATGATATAAAGGGTAAACAAAAAAATAGTAGAGCATATTTTAAAGAAGACTTATACTTCTGTAGTGCGGATCAAATCTACTTATACAAAACAGACACGCAATGGAAATCATTTGGCGATAGATGTTTTGTTAAACCATTAAAAAATATAGACCATTTGAAGCTCGATAAAGAGCGTAGGCTTATTGGTATATTAAAATATGGTAATGACTCTTTAAAAGAGCTTAAAATCAATCCTGGAGACTTAGTGGGTTACACTCCTTTTGGAGAATATGAATTCATTATAGATGGCCAGAGATTATATTGTATGAAATCTAATGATATTGTTATTAAATATGGATATAAAGGAGACGAAGAGGAGTATAGTCCAAGCTGGGCACAAAGCGGTTCTTGAATTAATTAAAGTAGCTGAAGAAGCTATATTAAATAATGGAGAAGATGATTTATCAGCAGACAAACTTAAAAACGCAGCGGCTACAAAAAAACTAGCAATATTCGATGCTTTTGAAATTCTAAATAGAATAGAAGAAGAAGAAAGAATGCTAGAAGAAGAAGGAAAAGATCCTAATACAAAAGTATTTAAAGGCTTTGCGGAAGGGAGATCTAGATAATGTACGAGCAAACACTTTACAGAGTACTACCAGATCACATAAAACCTGGTGTCATAAAGAAAACAAATCGTTATAATAATTGGAAATATGGGTATAATAAAGACCATGATGTGGTTGTTATTAGTAAAACTGGAAAGATTGGTGAAATTATTGAAATCCAAAATCTAAAGATAGCATTACCATTATTAGAAAATTCGTATAAAATATCTGATAAAAAAGAACAACAATACTGGAAGCAATTAGAGGTTCCTAAAGAATTAGAAAAAATAAAGAATGTATTTGATTGGAATAAATATCCCGATACATTTAAAGAGAAGCATTACGACTATATAGACAATGAGTTCAAATATAGAGACGAGGGCTTTTCATTTTATAGTAATGGCACTCCAACATACATAACTGGTACACATTATATGTACCTACAGTGGAGTAAGATTGACGTAGGTGCACCGGATTTTAGAGAGTCTAATAGACTGTTCTTTATATTCTGGGAAGCTTGTAAGGCGGATACTAGATGTTATGGAATGTGCTATTTAAAGAATAGACGTTCTGGATTTTCATTTATGTCGTCTGCTGAATTAGTTAACATAGCTACGATGTCTAGCGATTCTAGGTTTGGTATATTATCAAAGACTGGATCTGATGCTAAGACAATGTTTACAGATAAGGTTGTACCTATATCGCTTAACTATCCTTTCTTTTTTAAACCTATCCAAGATGGTATGGATAGACCTAAAACAGAACTTGCATATCGAGTACCTGCTTCAAAGTTTACAAGAAGGAAGTTAGATAATAGCGAATCTGCGGATGAATTAGCAGGATTAGACACAACTATTGACTGGAAGAATACCGGAGACAATAGTTATGATGGTGAAAAATTAAAAATATTAGTTCAGGATGAGGCTGCTAAATGGTTGAAACCTGATAATATCCTTAACAACTGGAGGGTTACTAAAACTTGTTTAAGGTTAGGTAGTAAAATAGTTGGTAAGTGTATGATGGGTTCTACCTCAAATGCACTAGACAAAGGAGGATCTAATTATAAAAAATTATATTATGACTCAGACGTTGAAAAAAGAAACCGCAATGGGCAGACTAGCTCAGGATTATATAGTTTGTTCATACCTATGGAATGGTCGTTCGAGGGATTCATTGATACTTATGGATTACCTGTATTCGATACGCCAGAAAAACCAATCAAAGGAGTTGACGGGAATGAAATAGATTGTGGGGTTATTGAGCATTGGCAAAATGAAGTAGATGGTTTAAAATCTGATTCAGATGGATTAAACGAATACTACAGACAGTTTCCAAGAACAGAACAACACGCATTTAGAGATGAAACAAAACAATCATTATTCAATCTTACTAAGATATACGAACAGATTGATTACAATGATGATTTAAGAAATACAGGCGTTCTAACTAGAGGTAGTTTTCAATGGGCAAATGGTATACTTGATTCTAGAGTAGATTTTTATCCTAACAAGGATGGTAGGTTTCTAATATCTTGGGTACCTCCTAAACATTTGCAAAACCGCGTAATAATAAAAGATGGGTACAAATATCCAGGTAATGAACACTGTGGTGCATTTGGTTGCGATAGTTATGATATATCTGGGACTGTAGATAATAGAGGTTCGAACGGTGCTTTGCACGGGTTAACTAAATTTTCTATGGAAGACGTACCGCCCAATCATTTCTTTTTAGAATATATAGCTAGACCTCAAACAGCAGAAATCTTTTTTGAAGAAATACTAATGGCTTGTGTGTTTTATGGTATGCCGATTTTAGCAGAGAATAACAAAGCAAGATTATTGTATCATTTTAAGAGAAGAGGCTATAGAGGTTTTTCAATGAATAGACCTGATAAAGTTTGGAACAAATTATCGCCAGCAGAAAAAGAAATTGGGGGTATACCAAACTCAGGACAAGATATTATACAAGCACACGCCGCAGCAATAGAAACCTATATAGAAAACTTTGTAGGTTATAATACTGATTCTCATGGAGATATGTATTTTCAAAAAACATTAGAAGACTGGGCAAGATTTAATATAAATGATAGAACAAAACATGATGCTTCTATTAGTTCAGGATTGGCCATAATGGCATGTAATAAGCATATGTATACCCCAACAAGTACCTTTCAAAAAGACGCAGTTTCTTTAGGATTTAAAAGATATAATAACGATGGTCATAGTTCAAAAATAATATAATAGATGATTTATACAAATAATAATAGCTCTTTCCCTAGCCAGGTGGTACCTGATGAAGAAAAACAAAGTTATGAATATGGCGCTTTAGTCGGCAGAGCTATTGAAAACGAATGGTTTAGAGGAGACCGTGTTGGTGGTGGAGTTGGAAACCGTTGGGGATCTAACTGGCAAAACTTTCATAGACTTAGACTTTATGCTAGAGGTGAGCAACCTGTACAAAAATATAAAGATGAATTATCTATAAATGGTGATTTATCATATCTTAATTTAGATTGGAAGCCTATTCCTATTATACCTAAATTTGTAGATATCGTTGTTAATGGATTAAGTAATAAGAGTTATGAGATTAAAGCTTATGCTCAAGACCCTGAAGCAACAAAACAAAAAACAGATTACGCAGCTGGTATATTAAGAGACATGATGGCTAAAGAATTATTGGATGAGATCCAATCAAAACTAGGCGCCAACTTATATAATACACTTGATCCAAGTAAATTACCAGAGACTACTGAAGAGCTTGAAATACATTTACAATTAGATTATAAACAATCTATTGAAATTGCGGAAGAGGAAGTGATTAATCAAATACTAGATACTAATAAATATGATTTGGTTAGTAAAAGACTAAACTATGATTTAACAGTATTAGGCATTGCTGCTGCAAAAACAAATTGGAATCCAGCAAATGGTATTACAATTGATTGGGTAGATCCTGCTAATTTAGTTTATTCTTATACAGAAGATCCAAACTTTGAAGATATTTATTATGTTGGGGAAGTTAAGTCTATTAGTTTAGAAGAATTAAAAAAACAATTTCCATATTTATCTGACGCAGATTTAAAAGAAATAGAAAAGTATCCTGGAGACGCTAATTACACTCGTAATTATTATGGCCAAGATCAAAACGATAATACAGTACAAGTGCTTTACTTTGAATATAAAACTTATTCAAACCAAGTATTTAAGATTAAACAAACAGAACAAGGATTAGAAAAAGCATTAGAAAAACCTG